TTAGCTCTTTTTTGCGCTTTTTCTAGTTGCTTTTGCTCTTTGTCGGTTAACTCGTCTTTACTACTTAAATTTTTTATAATATCTTCAGACTCTTCTTTTTTACGAGTCCTTCTTTCTACGCGCCTTTGACCAGCCGCTTCGTACATGTCTTGCCTATAAGTCTCTATAAGATTATTACCAAACTGAGCTAAAGGAAATTTAGCTTCAGACATATTAGACCAATCAACCATTGCCCCGCCTTCCGCTATTTTATCGCTAGCGCTAGGGCTTTTGTATTTAGGAGTTTCAAATAATCCTTGTCCTGATTTATATATTTCTTCTGCCATTACTTTTTAACTTTACCTTTTTTAGCCACACCTGCGCCTGGAGCAAAATAACTTGTAGCGGCATTTAACGTTGTACCTACACCAGCCATTATCGCTTGATTAGCGTCGTCTAATTGTCCTTGTGCTTGATTAAACTCTCCTTGTGCCATACCTAAAAGCGTAGCTTGTTTATCTGCTTCCATTTGTCTAGATAAATATTCACCTTGAGCTTCCATTTTAGATATATCTAAACTAGCACCTGCTTTAGCTCTATTAATAGCCGCTTCTTGATTTGCTATTTGAGCTTGCGCTGCTTGTTGTTGTTTTTGTGAACTTTGTTGTATTGCTTGAGCTAGCGCTCCTACACCTGAAGAACCAGCTTGTTCTTGTAGTCCAGCTAAAGTATCAGCTTGAGCTTGTTGAGCTTGATCTCTCTGAAACTCTGCGGCTTCTAAATTAACTTGCATGTCTTCATAAGGATTTTCCATGCCTAAATAAGGGTTAGACGTATCTAAATTTTTATATTCGTCCATAGCCTCTTTAAGCTTTTGTTTTTTCCTTTTTCTTTTATTTTTAGCTTTTTTTCGCTGACCTAAACCTATACCAACTTGGGCTAAACCAGATGCTGCCGCGATGCCTGCTACTACTATTGCAAATGACATATTACTTGTTTTTAATATATTCTTCGTACTCTTCGTAGGTTGAGGCTACGTTGTACTTTTCTAGTTCTAATAAATCTTCTGTGTTGCTTGGATTTGGGTGAATATTTACAAATCGAGTATCTTCTAATGCTAATATAACTCTCTTGGTACCACCGGTTGATTTAATATAGCAAGGTGCTTCGTATTGTTCGACAGATTCTTCCGTAGCAACCATTATATATCCTTCTAATAAAAACCAAATGTGATCTCGCTTGTGTATTTTACCTACTACACAAGTTCCTTCAGGCATGTTCATTTCTCTAACATAAACGCCTTTAGCAAAACTATGCGTTAACGGTGCTAAAGGATTACCTTTGCCGTTATTGTCTCCAGCTATAATTGTTTTATCATTAGCCATTTTAAGTAAATCTTCTTCAAGCTTACTTATTTTGCTACGCATAGCTAGCGCTTGCTCACTTTTAGTTAACTCTTTCATTTAATTGAATTTATAATATTATTATTACACTAAGGTGCTTTTATTTACTGCTTTCAAACATTTCAGTACTTACAGAGTATAATTCTACCTTTTCATTACTATTGTTTTCAAACTTAACATCAGTGTAATACCCTAACAAACTGTTCATATTTGCTCTACTGTCTTTACTAAAAAATACAAACGTACCATTAGCCGGTACAGCAACCGTCTGATCTTGATCTAACACTATACTACCTCCTGACGATGTTCTAGTTATAGCTGTTATAGCTCCAGCTCTTATTATATTGTCGTATGAAGCAACAGTGTTAAAGCCGCCAACAGCACTAAAAGAAGCGTAGTATATTATATCGTCTACTTGAACTGATCTATTTATTTCGGTTGTAAAGTTTAATGTTACTGCTATTACTGACATATTACGTAGATTGTGTTAATGATCCTGTTAGTCCTTTTTTGAAAAATAATAAACGACCAGATGAACTAGAAGGTAAGTTTGGCTGACCTTGATTAACATAAGTAATAATTATGTCCATAATTGTATCACTGCTACTCATGACATGACTAACATTATACTGAAAGAAAGTTTCACTATTTGGATTTTTTGCTATTAAGTTCACATCAAAACCTTCGTTAATCATTTGATCAGCAAATTTTCTACCAGCTGGTGCTGTAAGTCTTATTGTTGCCATTGTTATAGCTGTTGAGTGCGAAATACCACCACTACCAAAATCAAGTACTCTAGTTTTACTTCCTCCTGACGTAACAACACCTGTGTCTGATAATAATCCACCACTCATTGTTGATCCGTTAGTATAGCTAGTAAAAGACGGTAAGTCTTCGCCACTAGTATCGTACAAGTTAAGCGTAGTTTCTAATCCGTATGAAGCAGGGTCTGACAATATAAAACTATCGTTAGCTATATCTAGCTCATATTTTAATATAGCGCTTAAAGAGCCTGTGTTTCCTAATAATATTGTTGCTTTAACATTGTTAGAAGGATCACCACCAATAACCGTATCAGAAAACGTTACACTTGTTAAAGGCCTGTCTCCTGCTGTAGAGTTTAAAGCTATACCGTTAGTTCCATGAGTAAAAGTTGTTCCACTAGAAGCGTCTGCTATACTTCCTGCGCTACCACCTCTTATATAAAAGTCTGCCGCAGAAATACTAAATCCAGGAACTGGCTTTAATAGTATATCAAAAGAATCAGGATTTAAAGTCTGTGTTGGGCTTAAACTAACAGTTCCACTAGGATTTGATATGCTTTGAACACCAGAGATACTTACAGTTTCACTAACGTTGTAAATGTTAGGGTTTGGTGCATCGTTTAAAAACCCAGTTGTCTCTGCTGTTATAGTAAAAAAACTTCCTGGTGTTACACCGCCAGCAAAGCTACTAGATGCTATTCTTGCTATACCTTGCACAGAAAACTCTCTGGAATCTACATTGCCAGAAGCAGAAGTATCATTAATTGAGTTTGTAAATGTAGTTTCAACTCCTTTTATATAGTTAAACCATTTGTTTTCTTTTTCTATAAACTCAGGCACTTTTCCGCTTTGTAAGTTTGTTTCTAGCGAAGATGCAAACCAACCTTTAACAGCACTGTTATTGTAGAACTGGCCATCTGCCGCCACGCTACTAAAGCTGCCTGTATGTTGTTTTTGTTCTACAATTTTAGATTGACTACCTTCGTAAGCTATCGTTTGAAAAGATTTAACAGAAGAAGGCATGTCGTTAAATATTGTAGTAACAGTAGAGTTATAAAAATGACCTGCAAATTCTACAACTACATCAGTGTTGCTACTAGTAGCGTTAGCAGACATTGTAACAGTAGTACCGCTAATAGTTAAAACTGTAGTTCCGGTTGGAACAAAATTATTGCCAGAGCTATTAACAAAGTTTATAGTATCTCCTACAGCTATATCTAAGCTAGCGCTAGGTAAAGTTAAAGTAGCTGATCCACTAGAAACAGAACAATGATCTATTTGTATTGGATAAAATGTGTTTCTTTTAGAAGATAAATGCTCATACACTATACCTTTTTTAAATGTATAATAAATGCCATCTAACGTTTGACCATGTTCAGGCACATAAGATTTAAAGCTTACCCAACCTTTCTGCCCTTCATCAAAAGATAATGTTTCTACTTTTTTACTACCAGCATCTACGTCTGTGTGTATACACAAGTCATACTCACCTCTTCTACCATTAAAAGATCCTATGGCTGCAATACAGTTTGTTAGATTATCTCTAAAGTAATCTTTCATGCCATTTTCAGATATTGGTGTTAAACCGTCTTTAGATAATCTTAGTACGGCGCCTCTAGCTTTGTCTACAAAATAACATCTAAATTCATCTGCGGCAAAAGACTCAGGATTTTTTGATATACCATAATCTCCAGAAAAAGGCACAGCAGTACCAAGCACAGCTTTATTGTTTGAAACGTTAGAATTACCATCTGCATTAAACAATAAGTTTTTGTTAGATAATATTTTTAAAACTTTATCTTCACATAAAGTTAATATATCTGTATCTCTAGAATACAGCTTTTGAATACTACCATGTACAGGATTTAAATCTTTAGTTATAGGCTCAGCTATTAAAAATTGATTAAGATTATTTAATCTACTATTAGTATTATATATTTCAGAAAATATTAAGCCATGTTGTCTATTTTCTTTTCCATAGCTAGGTAAAGTTGTAGAAACTTTAGGGCCGTTACCTATTTGATCTTGATTAAAGTCATCTCTTATTCTATCTGACTCTACACCATTACCAAAAGAAAAACAATTGTGCCAAGGTAAATAAGCACCGCCAAATATTTTGTTACTAGAAGATGTTCTGTGCGTAAACTTAGTTACGTTTATAGTTGTTACAGCTCCTGTTCCATAAGACCCAGCAACACCTTCACCAGCAGCAGCACCACCAAACATAACTTCAAGAAACACTCTACTACCGTCATCTCTTACAAAGTGAAGTCTTGCTATTACAGCATTAGACTGAAATTTTGCGCCTGCAGTTAAACCAGTAGCTGTTTTAAAAGTTAAAGCCACTTGATCGTTTACAGCATCAAAGCTAGCACCAGCTAAATATATTTTATCAGTTGTGTTTGTTTGAGTACCACCACCATCGTCTTTAGTCTTTTGCATGTCTGTAAAGTTAGTGGTAGAAGTAGCATCTTCAAACAAGACCTCATCTCCTATGTTAAAAAACGTAAACAAATTATCATTATTTAACTCTATAGGATATGATTGACCTACTTCATGGAATATTTCTACTTCCCTGTCAGGGTCTGGTATTGTTTCAAAAACAGCAGGATTAGTGCTAGCAGTTGTGTTTTGATTGTTACCTAGCGCAGTGCCAGCTCCAGTTAAAAGACCACTGTGTTTCTGTACTCTTACAAAAAATCTACCTTGCTTGTCTTCATCACTTAAGCCAGATGAGGCCAGCTGATCTGGCATGTCACTAGTTATTTCTAGTATTTTTATTTTAGCTTGATTACTATTATAAGTTATAGCCGTGTTACTGCCGTGTGTTTTTTTAATTCTTAAAAAATCTCCAACTTTAACTTTATTTACATCACTAGAGTTAAATAACAACCATATATAGTTTGTACTTCCTAAAGCTAAGTTGCTAGGTGTAAAAGATCTGTATAAAGCTAAGTTGTAATATTCATTAGAAGTTTCTTTAATGTAATATTTATAATGAGTTGCAAACGAAGGAGCGTTATGCTCGTGAGTTACAAATATTTTTCTATATCTGTCACATTGATTTTGATCACTATTAAAAGAAGAATCATCGTCTATTAACACTGGAGTTTCTCTGCCAAAAGCGTCTTTATAAACTAATCCTAGTTGGTAAGTTCTATCAGACTTAACAGACTGTGCGGCTACACCTTGGGTAACATCTTTCCAGTCTCTTAAATTACCTTTAAGCTTTGGATTAACACTGTTATTAGATCCATCTAATAAATTATAGCTTTGAGTGTAGTTAGCATATATTAATCTTTGAGCTGAAAAGGCTTGTGCTTTAGCTGTTGTAGGAACAGCGTCCCATAATCTCAGAGACTGATTACTTGGTATAGTTGATCCAAATGTTTCTTTATTTATAGTTATAGAACCTTTATTTGTAGTTGTACTAAATATATCGCTACTAGTGTCCATGCTGCTAGCTAATACAGTTACTCCACCAGGTGTAAGTGTTGAATCATCTTCTAAAGCCCAAGTAGATGAAGTTCCTAAAACACTTGGGCTACCTACTGAGCCTTCTTCGATCCACTCTTGATCACACAATAAGTCAATATTACTACCATTAACAGTCTTTGTAATACTAGCTCCATTGTCAAACTTTAAATTATTAGCAAAACCTTTTACAGTTTTAACATAAAAAATATTTGTAGAGTTTTCTTTTTTCATTAACAAATCTACTTCTATAACATCTGTTGGCGTATAAGTAGATCTAAAATTTTTCAAAGTATAACTACCTAACTGATTAACCATACCAGTGTTAAAGCCGTCTCCAGTTCCAGCATCAAATCCATATACAGCAGGTAAAAAAACTGGATTAGTATAAGGTGATATAGGACTAAGCTCTCCGTCTGTAAACCTATATCTATATGCAAATCTTACAAACTCATCTGAATGAAATCCTTCTAAATTTTTTACAGCAACTTGAAATGTTTGGCTAGCAATGTTTCCACTAACACTATCTATAACTAGTTTAAAAGAAGTTACGCTAGGCGAAGTTCCAACAACGCTTATAATAGTTCCATCTATAATGTCTGAAGCATCGGTGTTACCAGTCATTGTTATACTATCGCCAACCTCAAAAGATTGTCCTGAAGAAAAAGATACAACTATCTCATCACCTACAGCGTCAGTGCTACTATAGTCTGCGCTTGTAGATGTTACAGTACTAATACCAAATCTGTCTTGAGTATCTAACGTTACAGACAAAGGTAGTATTGGCGCTTTTTTAATTACTGTTATATGATGTAGTTGAGCAGTTCCTCCTCTAGCAAAGTCTGAACCTACAGAATATCCAAACTTATTAATAGGTATCATAATTTCAGTAGTATTATGTATACCACCTACTGTTTCGTTGTTTTGATTTTCATAAAAAGAAGTTCCTCTTATACCTCTAGTTATATTAATTTTTTTAGGTTCATTTCTACCGTCAGTAAAAAACAGCATATCATCTATAACGTCTATTGCAGTTATCATAGATGTTGGGTCGTTGCAAACTCTAGTGTTTCCAGCCGTGTCTAAATAAGTGTGAGACGCTCCTGACTCAAAGTTTAATAGTCTTTCTTTTTTATAAAATTTTAGTACAGCTCCATCGTTTATTTGAGTACTAGAAACTAATAAGTTTTGATTAAAATATACTTTTACTTTAGCATCGTCACTAGTTCCGTTAACTATTTCTATTTTAGTAACAAAAGTATTGCTTGGCTCCCAACTAGCCACTGACTGATATTCGCTTGTAGCGTTTAAATTAGCATTGTCGCCTGAGCTAGGCTGCACTAAATCTACGTTCATGCCGACTTCTAATCCATTTCTACGTATAGCACTTCCGTTACCACCTTCATAATACGCCTGACCACTGAACGCAGCTTCAGGTTTTATTCTAACTTCATAAGCGTCAGTAAAAACAACTCTAGTATTTCTACCACCAATTATGTGACGTTCTTGAGGCATTGTTTGTAGTATACAGTCAGATCTAACTCCTTCGTAATAATAGTAATCAACACCACCGTCTGTTATTTTATTTTGAGTAAAGCCTGAAGCGTGCTTTACAAGACTGTATATAGCATTAGTTTGCTCGTCTAAATAGCTACCTACAACTTCTGCAGGATCTTCTACAAATATGTTGCTTGAAGATAATATACCTTGATTTAAAGAATAACTACTAATATATTTTGGTCTACCGTTTGAAGGAGTAATCCATTGAGGTTTTGGAAAAGTATTTTTATCTAATATAGAATTACCTAGTATATTGGAGACAGTACCAGCGTCATCTTCTTCTGATGTAGATACTTTTATATTAAGAGCATCTCTGTACTCGCCAGATGGAACTAACCTTTCGTCAAGGTCTTTGTTCATCTTGCCTTTCGTAAAGTCGTTAGTTAAAATAGGCATGTTTAATGTTTAATTTGCTTAGACTTACCTCTCATTATCTGAGCGATCTCTTCCGTCTTAATATTAGATAATCTTAGTTTAGCTTTTCGTTTAGCAGCAAAAGACTCTTTTTTAAATCTTTGTATTATGTATTCTGGCGTAGCTGCTTTTGTAGATAATATAGAGTGAGCTATACTTTTGTAAACAGCATCTTCAGCTAGCTTGTTAACATGCATATCATCATCGCTACCCATGCCGTCAGATATATATTTTATAGTAACTACTCTACCAGCTAAAGCTGATGTAAAGTGTATTAGTCCTTGATTATAGTTTATATACCAAGATCCATTAATTTGTGCGTGCTGAGGATCTATACCAAACCTAGCACCTTGAGTGTGTGCGTAAGGGTTATCATCATCATAATCATAATAGTTTTCAGCTATAGCGTTAGGCGTATGAGCTTTATATCTATCCCAAGTGGTAGGATCATTTGTTATAGCTGCAGAGCTTAAATCATTATTAAATCTTTGAGGGTGTGAAGTGACTCTTGCCGGATATATAACGTGCTCAACACCTGCGTCATCAGTATAAGTTAACTTAACGTAGTTAACATAGTCTTGTGGTAAAGGTTGAGTTAAAGTGTTTGGCACTACTATTTCTAGTGCTTTTTCAGAAACAAATATATCAAAGTTAAATTCTGATATAACTCTTTTTGCATGAAGCCCAATGTCAGCTCTACGCATTTTTTGTATTAGCTTATCTTCACCTACATACATTAGCATAAACTGATCTATTAAGTCAGGTAGCTTTACGAACCTATACTTACCAAACTCAGTAGAGTCTGCATAATATTGAGCTGTTGTTTGTGATAATAGATCTGCCATTTATTATTCTGCTTGTGGTAGTTGTTTACTCTTAGCAGAAGCTATTTCTACAATACCTGGTTTATTAACTATTATTCCTGATAACTCTAGTATCTTGTAAACTAAATTAGTTTCTTCAGAAGCGTGTAACTCAAAGTTAGTAGTTACTGAAGTACTAGAGTCATGTAACGGTTGTTCATTACCACCACTAGATGTAGGTACTAAAACATAACCCCATTTAGGAGTAGTAGGCTTAGTTATAATATTACACGTAACACCACTAGTTATAGTAGTAGGGTATACTTGTATTTGTGTAGCAGAAGTATTTATGTAAACAGGGTAGTTAACATCAGGCGTAGCTAATGGAGCATTTTGATATAAGTAAGCTTCACTTTGCGATACTCTATCTATTAAAGTATACCTACCACTGTTGTTGTAGTATAGCTCACCTAGTTTGTGGTGAGTAGGTAAAGTACCAACACCACCAGAGCCCATACTTACATCTTGATTAAAATCTTCAAATACAGCTATTTTCTCTTCTAACGCATCAAGACCATCGCCGTATATACTTGAGTTTCTACCTTGAACAGAGCCTACAGCTCTTAACTGTTCTAGTTCATCAAAGTAGTCTTCAAATATTTCTATTTGAGCTTGCTCAGCTAGCAAGTTAAATTCTAACGGGTTTATATATCCTCGTTGCTCTTTGTTTATTATTGCTAATACCTTTTGGTATACTGAATCTATACTTACCGCCATGTTTTATTTTTTATAGTTAAGCAACCACCCCGTAGAGTGGCTGCTCTACTATAGTGGTTTATTTAATTTTTTTCTCAATAGTTTTGAGAACTTCTAATCCTTCGTCAGTTTTAAACCAAGCGGATAAAGCTGAGTAAGGTTCTTCTTCAAAAGGAACAGTCATTAGTTTTCTACCGTTGCTACCCCATTTAAAATGTCTTTTGTCTTCAGATAATTTAATCACACCTAAAGACTCTGCTTTTAGAGCCATATCTTTTAAAGAAACATCTTCATCTTCACATAGCTTCAAAAACTCAATAGGATTATTTTTAGCGTAAAGCAAAGCATCTCTTCTTAGCTCGTCTGAACTCATTTTATCTACCGCGACACCTTTGTTAACCCTCATTATAGCGCTAACTTTATCTAAACTTAAACTTTTACAAGCGGTCATAGCCTCTAGCTCTAGCTCTAACCAATCAGCATGGTTTTTAGCTTCAGCTTCGTCATTAATCTCTTCGTAAAGTTTATCTCTATGAGGGTGGTATAACGATAAAAATTGCTGAAGCATAACTTTATTTTTTGGAACAGATAAAAATCCGTCTCTAAAAGTTATATGCTCCATTCTAATATTACCTTGCATTTCATCAACAAAAGCTGTTTTTTGATTAGGCGAATATTGCACTATTCTTTCATAGCCTTTTTCTTTATCAAAAAAATATAATCCTCTACTTTTTATAGTGTAACTCAAAGGTGTTTGATTACCTTTAAGTGCGTACACTCTATCTTTTATTTCCCAGTTTTTCATAATATAATATAATTTTAAAAATTAAAAAAAAGAGGAGAGAGAATATCCCTCCTCTTTAATTAGTTAATGATTAAGAGTAGTTTGCCTCTCCAGTCATCATTAAGAAGTTATTTGCACCTTGTACAACTAAACATCTTTCAGACAGATAGTGCATCTCCATAGCATCAAGATCCTTAGTAGCAGCTCCAACAGAACCAGTAGTCCAAGTCTTGAATCTACGATCTTCCATTTGAGAAGCTCTATAACGTACGTGTAAGAACGGACGCTTAAGGTTTCTACCTAACTGCTCATCGTATACAGATGTTACACCGGCTGGTATAAACAAACCACGTACATGATTAACAACATCTTTAATACCACCACGAGTAGACTGATCGTTAAGATACTTCATGTCAGTTTTGTAGAAGTCGTATGAACCTCTTCGGAAACCAGAGAATCCTAAATTAAGAGCCATGTTCTCGTCGTTTTCAAATACACCATAAGATGTACCTGCAGATCCAGACTTATACTGACCAGCTAAAGTGTCATCAATAGCGAAAGCTAAATCTCTATTGCAGAATATCATGTATTCTTCTATAGCTCCTTGCTTGTCAAAAGTCTTACAAATTAAGTCAAAATCACTTAAACCTACAGCTGCAGTAAACTGAGCATCATCCTTGTGTAAACCGTCAAACTTATTACCTCTCGTGCTTATAGCTTCAAGTAAACCTTCAGTACCAACTATGTTGTCAGATCTGTGACCGTTAAACGCTGTTACTGTTGTTTTTTCAGCTTCTATCATAGTCATCTCTAAGTAATCTGCAAAACGTACACGCGTGTCACCTTCTGATTTTAAGTACCATAAGTAACCTGATTGTCCGCCTTCACCAGAAACTTCAACCCAACCGATTTGAGAAGCATCAGATCCAGAGATCTCATACTTGTCTTTAATAATCATTGGTCGATTAGTAAACGACTTAAACTGAGGTTGTATAGCCGCAGCTCTACCTTCAGTACCTTTACCGTAAGATGAACCAAATACGAATAATGAACCTGTAACGTCACTGTTTGAGAAAGTAACATCAGCTAAGCCAGTACCGTCGTCTGTCAAGCAGTTAATAGTATATCTAGCTACAAATACACCAGAAGATGAAACTTGTACTGGAGTAAGAGCTGCAGTAACATAACCTTTAACAGTTCCGTCACCATCAGATAATACTACTAAATCACCTAATCTAATAGCCATGTTTGCTGTAGCTGCAGCAGCAGTAGCGCCTGTAACAGCGTTACCGTCTACGTCAGTAATAGCAGAGAAAGTATATACCGCTCCAGTCTCTCTTTTAACGTTACCGTAATAAGAAAGGTGTAATCTACCTTGCTCAGACCAAATAACTTGATCAGATGTCATTGGCATTTCCGCGCCAACCATTTCTAAGAAACCTCCAATTGTTCTATTACCAAAGACCTCGGCTTCTTGTTCAATAAGGTCTGGTAAGTATTGTTGTGCCCAGCCAGCTGTGTCGCTACTCGTAAAGTCGATATAGTTTGTTGCTAACGTCATTGGCTTTGCCGAAGGTACGCTATTTAAGCTACCACCTTCAGTAATTGTTCCAACTAATGCCATTTTTTATAATTTTAAATGGGTTAATAATTATTTTCGTCCTCTTCTGATTTTAAATTTAAAGGTATCAGAATTATCACCTAACACTTTGTACTTAACACCTCCAACTTCTACTTCGCTATGTGATTGTCTAGGAGCCATATCGACATTTTTAGATTTTTCCACTGAATCTTTCAGTGCATCTACTTTGCCTTGCTCATAGAAATGTCTAGCTAAAGTATCAGCGTTCATTGCTGTATACAAAGCTTTATGATACCCATTAGCGTCTTTTATACTATTATCCTCGTTTAGAAACCTTCTAACAAAATTAGTCATATCGCTTTGAACTTCTTTAACTTGATCTACATTTTGAACTTTGATTCTATAGCTTTTGTCTCCAACAGAATAATCAAACCCTTGAAAATCGTTAAACACTTTACTAGTAGCATCGTCAAAAAGCTGTTTGTTTTTATCAGCCAAAGCTTTTTGCTCTTGAGCATCTTTGTTGTACCTATTAAAAAAGTCTACAGCCTTTTGTTGATCTTGAGTAAGATTACTTCCAGCTTTAACTTCATTATAGTACTTAGACTTTTGCCCGTCTAAATAGGCTTTAGCGCTAGCAACTTGCTCTTTTAACGCTAGTTTTTTTCTTTTAATATCTTTCTCATCATCTAACTCTTCGTCGTAAGAAAACTGATCTTCCATCATAAAACTTATTTCTTCTGACGTTAGATGAGGTTTAGTCTTTTTATAATATTCAAGTAAAGCAGACTGATTATCTAGCTCAGAATAATCTTTATTTAAAGCTACATAGTCTTCAAGACTGCCACCTGTTTGCTTCATAAACTCAATTAGTTTATCTAAGCCTTCAGGTAAAGATTCACTTGCTGTAGATGTTTCTTTAACTTCTTCAACAACTTGTTCTTGTTCTACCGGCTTATCTTCTTCTTGCGCAGCTCCTTCATTTACAACTTCTTCAATAGTTGTTTCAGGCTCAGCTGAAGCTTCTTGCTCTTGAACTGGAGGTTTAGTTAAATCTACTTTAGCAACCTCTTGCTCTTGAACTTCTTCTTGTTCTTTTTTAACACTTAAGTCAACCTTAATAGGTTCGTTACTTTTATTGTTAAACTTTTTTGGTCGTTTCTTGATAGTTTGTTTTTCAACAACGTTATCTACAACTGGTGTTTCTTTTTGTTCGTCCATAATAAAATATTAAATAATTATTCGTTAAGTAATTCATCAAGCCCAGTACCACCCATCAAATCGTTGCCAGATGACTCGAATTTTTTAGGTGGCATGTCTTGCTTTCTTTGGTTTATAAGCTCGCTTTGTTGACTAGCTTGTATTCTAGTTCTTTCATCTTTACGATCTTCTTTGCTAGTCTCTCTACCTTTTATAGTTTCAGCTTGCATTTTAGCTAATTGAGAGTTGTAGTTAAACTCTAACTCCATAAGTTCTTTTTTAAACTCAACTTCTTGCCTCATCTCGTTTACTTTAAAAGCTGATTTAGCTTCTGCTAACTGTAGTTCTTGCTGAACTTCGTTGTTTTTCTTTTGCATCTCAGACTGAGCAGCAGCTTCAGTGTTTTGAGCATTAGCTTGAGCTTGAGCAGCTATGTTTTCTTGCTGCATAATTTGATCACGCTTAACTTTCTTTTTTCTTCTTATTTTTAAAAGTTGATTAGCTAGTGTTACGTTTTTAATATCTCTTAAATCAATAGCATCCTCTAAATCTATAAGCTTAGCTTGAAGTGCCATTTGTATATTGTTTTCTAGTTTTGCTTTTTCTTCTTCATCTGGAGCAAGCTCTATAAATATACCAAAGTCATACAAGTGTAAGTTAGCCATTTCGTCTAACGTGCCAACGTTGTGAGCGCCTATGGCTTGTATAAAAGCATCTCTAGTTGGAGAGTACTCTAGTATGTCAGATATTCTAAGAGATAAAGATTCTGCTACTTGAGAAGTTAAAAACAAACTAGACTGTAGTATATGTCTTGTAGCTGTATTACTATTAGCCGCAGCTAGTTTTTGAACACCTACTAAAGCATTTTTATCTGGCGTACTACCATCTCTAGCCTCGTTTAATCCTGTTACATCACGTATCATACTAAGATAATAGTTATATGTTTGTATTAAACTAGCTAGCTTAGCGTTACCACCATCACTTCTTATTTCTTGTATAGGTGTTTTACTTCCAGATGGATCACCCATTTCGTTAAGCGACCTACCAACAATACTACCTGTTTGAAAGAACATGTTTAAAGCTTCTTGTGGATTATAGTTTGTTCCATTACCAAGATCTACTTCTGCTAGAGCGTCTACATCTAAGTATACACCATCTGGCACCATACGCGACATTACTTGCTGAAGCTTTAAATGCGTTAGCTGTATCATATCTGCAAATGTAGTTATACGGCTAACTAAAGATTCTATTTTGCCGTTGTACATTCTAGGCGCTACCATAGCATAATTCATTTTTACCTTAGTGTAATCACTCTTAGGTCTCATCATGTTACGCGCTTTATTCCACTTCAGTAATATATCAGTACCTAAAACTATAGCGCCTTCATATAGACACTCTATTGATCTTTGTAATCTGGTAAAATCACCTTCTTTGTCTGAAGGAGGATTAAAAGTATCTGGCTTTGGTATTGCTTTTTCAGTACCAGCGTTAGTAGTTTTAACTTTATATGTATCGTTGCTAAATGTTTTATAGTTAAAATATAAAACTTGTATTTTGTTTTTGTCTGCTTTGTTTTCACCAGAGTATACGCTAGTTCTATATTTACCGTTGTATACGTTGTTTTTGCTTCTTATATCGTCTAGCTGTTGAACATCAAGCTCAGGGAATTGTTTAGCTAACTCATTTATAGGTATAGATTTAACCTCACCAACATAATATATATCTTCAAAGTAAGGTGAGTCTGAATAAGAGTAAACTAAGTTAGCTGGATCAACATAGTCTATAGTAACGCCTTCAGAAGTATTAAAGTTTGTTTTTACTGCCGCTATACCTAGTACTGCTAAATCATAATTAAGTCTTCTTCTAGTTAGGTCAAAGTTATTGCCTCTCATTAAAACATTTATAGCTTGCTCTTCAGCTAACTCAACTTCTTGCTTATATGTTAACTGCATGTGCAGCTTTAGCTCTTCCTCGCTGTCGGGTAGTACATCTTTTGGAACTTTTCTTACGTTTACCTTTAAAGCTTTTTCAGAAAACTCGTAAAAGTCTTGCAGCTTCATCTCGTCAATAACCATCTGCATATACTCAGTTCTTTTATAAACTCCGTAAGGATCTTGTGAATATGCTTTTACTTCGTAAGTTCTTTGCGACATACCGTTAACTACTATGTCAACAAACTTAGGTATAATAGGTACAGGTTTCCAGTCTAAGTTTAAGTAGCTTAAGTCGCCGTTAATTGACAACTCGTCTTTATATTTTTCTATAGACTGTTCACCTCTAGCGTACAGTCTTAATTTATGAAATTGTTGTTGATTTTTAGAATATCTATTTGACGAAGAATAAAACCACTCATGCTCTATAGCCTTAGCTACTTTTAAGCCATATTCTGATGTCATTTTTTCTAAGTCACTTACTGTTTGACTAGGAAAGTAATCTCTAACTATTGGTTCAGCCATTGTTAATTATTTTAGAGGTACTACCTCTGTTATTATATTTAGCTATGTTTATACTAACTGGTTGTCTTTTTACAGACTGCCTTGGTGTATACAAATGCCTATTGCAAGCCATTATAGCTAATCCAGAACTAATCGTAGCATCAAACTTAGTTCTTTTGTTTATATCAAACTTAGCCCAGTCTTGCAACGTTTCGTTAAAGTATATATTACCAAAGTTACCGTCTTCTTTAATTCCAACGTGATCGTTAATATACATCTCAATAGCTGAAGCGTGAGCTTGCTTAATGTCTTCGCTAGAGTTTGGTATGCCACCAACTTCTTTTTCTGCAACTGACAATTTATTCCAAATTTTATCTGGTCTGTTCATACTATAACCTCTATAGCCTCTACGCTTTAAATGATATAATAATCTTGGTTTATTGTTCTCTGCGAGAAGTGGCATGCCGTAAAATACTAATGACATTAATACGTCTTCAAAAAATATTTCAGCGGTTGGTGGTCTTGATATATATTCTAGAAAAAAATGATTAGCAGGAGCGTCTTCCATGCTAAACTTAGTTAATCCATGAAGAGATCCGTTGGATCCTCGACCATCAACAGTACCGCTAATATCATAACTATCGCAGCCAAAAGCGCCCATGTGCTCGTTCCCAGGATATTTAACTCCATTTTTTACTATTATATTATTTTGTATTTCTAAATTAGGTACCCAACTAATTTTAAATCTTCCGTCTTGATTAGGAGTAAATATTACTCTTGTATCTTTAACACCGTTTTCCCACTGAAAATTACCAGTTACTACAGCGCCAGACTCTCTGTTACCTTCATTAAAATCTATTTGCTCGTAAATCTTAATTAGATTAAACAAGCTATTCTTTGTTTCATCTCTAAACGCATGTTCTTCAGTTCTTGGAAACTGACGATAAAATTCGTTTAAAGCATCTTGATCACCTTTAAGTCCTTCAACTTCATTGTTCCAGTGATCAACAACTCCAACATCTATTAGTTGACCGTCTGGTCCACTACATTGTCGTGTTGGGGTATCAAAAACTGGTCGTCCATACTCATCAATAAATCCTTCGTAGTTCCATTCCATTGGGATAAACAAAGAATATAAACCAGAGCGTGTTTGACCATTTCTATTTCTTTTAGTTACATCACTATCGTAATATAACTTTTTAAAATTATTACCACCTTTGTCTAACGAGTTACTAGTAGAACCCATCATGCATTTACCAACTACACGAGCACCTAGCCTTAAACAAGTTTTAGTTACTCGCCAGTTGTTTAGAATATTATCAGGCCTTTCCCACTTACCACTTTCATCGTGAACTAACAGGTTAAGCTTTTCACCATCGTAGCTGTTATCACCTGTGTTTTTCCAATCAATAGTAGTGTCAAGTCCAACCAGCTCTTCCTGCTTTTCGTTTGCCGTAATTTTTCTACGCGTAAACTTACTTGCAGGTACACGATAAGCAAGTTCACTTTTAGGTCGGTCCATACCGTCTTGTATCGGTTTAAAGAAAAACGGATAGTTGACAGATATTGGTACAACCTTATCGGTAAACATCTTTTTAGCATCAGCACCACTTTTAGATAGTATTCCATATCTAGCATCACTTGATATAGTAGCTAAGTTAACCGTTTCAGCTGAACTCATAAACGAAAAACCACTACGTCTGTTCTTTAAATAGCACATGCCGTAGCAGCGTTTATCAGCTTTACATGCCTCCCAAAATATAAAAAACAGTCTGTTGGCCTCTCTAAAATCTGGAGCACCTACATCTATTTTACTCCATTGAAGATACATGTAATGACTACCTGTTATATACGTAGGCTCATCACCGTTTATAAACCAAAAGCCTTCGTCACGACGTTTAAACTCTTCGTCTATATAGTCATACCACTGGTCTTTCGCTTCTTCAGGGTAAGCTCTCCAATCAAATATACTTTTTAGTTTACCTAACTCTTTAGGATAATTTATCCTTTGCCATTTGTTTTTGGCAGGCACGTACACTGATTGCGGTTTAGCCGGCAACCCAATTCGCAAATTTTGAATCTCCAGTATTTGTCCAATGCGTCCAGTTTTACTGATAACCACGATATCGTGTTCTTTATTATATCCATAATCCCATTTACGTTTTTTGTTAAGTCGACTTATAGTTGTCTTCTTAACTGGTTCAACAATTTTATATAGTGTTTGCTCGTGCATTACTTAGATCTTCCTTCAGCAAAGCCTTTAAACACTCTTTCTTTTTTCTCTTCAGGTTCTTTACCTTCTAATATATTTTCTTCTTCTTGTATACGGTTAAGTATTTCAAAAGCATCGAATATAGCTAGCTTTTTTGTAGCCGCTGCATTTTTTAATCTGTCAGCAGAAACATCATCATCTGTATTTGTAATAATCTGCTCTTGCGCAACTTTGATTAATTCATCAACTGCTTTACGCCCAGCTAGGATTATACGCTTCTTCGTTTCCTTTATGCTCATATTGTATTGAAATGTCTGTTGAGTGTATTCTATATAATCTTTGGTTGTTTATAATAAATTCAAACTCACACTCAGGCGTAAAACCTATTATATCGCCTTTGTTTGTTTGTGAGTTAGGATATATAACTAAACCTTTTAGTCTTGCTTCTTTTTCTCCTAGTAAGTTGTTAGTTTCTTTTAGTGGCATTACAAAGCAAAAGTCTTTATAAGACCGCCAGCCATTACCTTTGTTTACTAAAAATATTTGATCTTCCCAGCAAAAATATAAATCTTCTTTAAAATAAGATCTACTATTTTTTTCTACACCTCTAACGTCATACCATCTTCTAAATATGTTATGATGCACTATAAGCTTGTCGCCAGGTTTTAGATCGCTATTACTAGGTGGTATAACAAGTTCAGCTTCTCTATTTATATAATGGTGATTAGATATTTCAGAGTTTATTATTAGCTTTTTACTACCAACTTGTTTTACGTTGTTATATCTTTCACCTACAGGCTTTATTAAATATCTATCTATAGTTTTCAATTAAATTCTAAATTATATTCTACTGATATAGCCATGTTCTTATTAAAACTTTTCCACGGCATAACCTCTTTGTTCTTGCATATATATATGCTATACTTGTCTTTTTCTTCTATTATATCAGATATTACATGACCTCCGTAGACCTCTTGGCCTACAGAGTAATGCATTGAATCTATTTTATAATCTTTACCTATACTAATTTTTCTTATATTATTAGTCGTATTTAATTGTTCCATCACTAATGTCAATATTAACTGTTCCGTAATCTTTTTCAAGCTCGTCTTGCAAATCTTTTAGTGTAGCTCTATAGTCAACAGTTTGGTGAAGCAACTCGTGTTTCTGTGACTCTAGAGATCCTATTTGTACGTTAAGAGAGTTTAAACCTTTAACAACTGCTTGAAGTCTTTGCAGTTGATTGTTAGAAATTTTTGAAGCCTTCTTAGGCTTTGGTGTTTTTACTTTTGCCATAATATAAAATTTTAGTTGCTCTTTTCTACTGCTTCGTTTTTCTTTGACGAGCCACCAAAGAAGAAGTCGATTATTGTATTTACTTTAGCACTCATAGCGCCAAAGATGGTTGATATAAAGCTAATCTCAAACTCGCCTAGCTCTATTGTTTTAGTTACAAAATAGTTAAACATTACAAACGTAATACCAAAGTACGCTACAGTAAATAACGTTGCTAATACTTTTTGAATAATAGCATCATC